GTTGGAGCCTAGATTGTCTGCAATGTAAAGAGGATACTTGTTAGTGCCTTTGGTAAGATTGCCAATATAAACCCCATATTCATTAGTAACCGTACCAGTTCCGCTGACTGCGCGATACTCTAAACCATAACTATTGGTGACTGGCCCATTAGCGACCATGTAAGACCCAAACGCATAAAGATGCGTCAGAGTATTGCTGCCGTTATGAACGTTTCTCGCTTGGTAAGCAATCGTGTGATCCATTGCTTGAGCGCCAGACGAAGTAAGCGCAGCATCATACGAGCAGGCAGCGTTTCCAGCCACGCCAGGGGTAAATGTGGTTTGATCTCGAAAGCTATGCGGCGCAGTGTTGATTGTATGGGTTCTTAATACACGAAACACAGCATCAGGCGTGCCTGCATCGTCCGTAGCAGTACCTTCAAATCGATCCGCAGAAACCAGTGTGTCTGTAAACTCTAATGGGCTATTGATGTTATCAACGGTCCAAATTTCTACGTCATTAGCATCAGTAAGTTTAAATTTGTACTTATATACACTTAGATAAATCAATGCTTCTCCGCGCGAATCCAAAATAATTGGATTGGCGTTAGGTGTCACTCCAGCGTAATCAGAATATGTAGCTAATGGCGTAGTAGTGCCTGCGGCATATGTATAAACTTTGCCCCCAGAAAGCGGGTTCCCGTTTGCATCAAAAAACTGCTGTTTTGCACTTGGGCTAAGAACAGTCATATTTGCCTCAATAAGATGTTGTTACGCAGTCACCGCTTTTGTAACAGCAAAGTTAAAAACTGGTTGTTCTGTGGTGGTGCCGCCAGTGGTAGCAAATGTTATATTAAAACTGCCAGCGGACACATTTGTTACATGAATCATATACAAATCAGTGCCGGATTTCTGGCAAATTCTAATAACGTCAGTCGCGGCAACAGTAGAATTGGTTACAGTAAAAGTTTGCCATGCTGTAGAACCCGCGGCACTAACTAATGTTATTGCCCCATTTGTTTTGTTAAGAGTAACGCCTGTGGTTCTTGAGGTTGATTGAGTAACTGCGCCACCAGACCCTGTGCCATACCCTAAACCACCTGCTCCAGTTACAAGAACATTCCCGCTTGTGTCAATTTTAAACCGTTCAAGGTCGCTGGTAGAAAAAGCGATTGGTTTATATCCGCCTGTGGAAGCATAGCTTGCAGAAAATGACCAGGCGTCAGCAGTGCTGTTAAAACCTATGCCAAGCGTTGACGTATCTCCTGAACGTTGAATTCCAAACCCATAAAATGCGCTTGTTTCGGCAGATTGTTTAAGTGCGATTACAGGGCCAGTAACCCCAGTAAATGCATTTAATGTAAGTTTATAACCTGGCGTAGCAGTTCCAATACCAACGTTTCCGCTGTTTCGGATTCTCATGCATTCAGTGGCCCCATTGTTGCCAGTTTGAAAGATGATGTCCGCGCCCGTTGTCCCAACCCCTGAAGTTGAGCGCAATGTAAGCGTGCTGGTAGTGCCCGTGCCGCCAATTACTAACGGCACCGTAGCGCTGGTTGTAATGGTTGGCGTTGCAATCGTCGGGCTGGTAGACCTAACCACATTGTCAGTGCCAGTGTTGGCCGTCCAAACAGGCGCAGTGCCATTAGACGTCAGGACATAGTTGCTTGTGCCAATACTTAAAAATGTAGTCGTGCTGGAAGCAGATTGGTACAGCAACGACCCAGCTGTGCCCCCAGCTACATTAGTTGCCGTGCCAATTGCTATAGATGACGAAGAAACATTCTTCCAATATTGAAGTGCTGAATCGTATTGAATTAGATCTTTATCAGCGAGTATCCCAAACTGAACGTTAGCGTCTGTTCCACCCAAAACAGACCCATAAACAATACGAATGTTTATTGATCCTGAACCGCCAGACCCTGCGTTAATAACTTCTCCAACGTACGTTTTTATGTTGGGCGCAGACGGTTTTGTTTTGGTTAGTCCTCCAACAAATGAAGGGTTGTAGTACAACGAATCTCCGTCTGCCCAGACTTCTCCAACGCTTGTACCAGTGGTATCAAATCCCCGGATATCTCCAGAAATCTGGATGAACCCAAAATCGTTAAGTGCAATATCTTGTGCGGCAACGCCCACAATTTGAACGGGGTCCGTCATGCCTGTGCTGGTTGGAGCCGCGGTAATAACGCCAGAGGCCCCAACTGACCCAGTATGCTTACAAAGCTGTCCCTTAGTAATTGATGCGGAAGCTTTAACATAAACAAACTGAGCTTGCCCAATTCTGACAAGGACGCTTTGGTTCATTTGCAAACCAAGCGTAGAGTTGCCATCCCAATATAGTGTGCCAATGGGGGCAGGATTTGGAACGGCTGGTGATGGATTGTTAGAAAACCCAATCAATCGCACGTTGTCTTCATTGACGGCAGACAGAGTGCCAAGCTGCGGCAATGCTGGTTGAGCGTCTAATCTATTCAATGCTTGTCTTGCAGCATCTTCGTACTGAGCAAGCATTGCTGCTAATTGCGCTTGGTCATAAACAATACCAAGCTGTCCAATTACATCTTGCGACGGCGGAGAAACCTGCAAATCTTCAAGCGATGTCGTGCTTTGACCGTTGCCTGTTAATTGAAACAAGTTAAGGAAAAATCTATACCACTCCCTAGCCATCAACCCCGTGCGAGGATCAATGAACTCAACACGAGGGGCTGGAATGTTAGTAATGTTGTTAGGCATTCGTGCCGCTTACAATAAGTTCAGCGCCGGTAATGTAAATTTTTACAGGGTCAGTTCCAGAAAGCTCGTACACTCGATCACGCAATTTTGTGGTCATGCCAAGCCTGCGCCATAGTGTGCGATACCCATACTCACCAATTTTGCCCATCTTGCGCCAATGTTCGCTTGACCAAGTGTGCCCGCCATCATCTGACCATCTAAGCGTGACTTCTGGGTCGCTGCCTTGCCCGGACACCAACCCAACGCCAGTTTGGCAATCTAACTGCAATGAGTGGTGCGCAGTTCTCATTAGATTGTTTTGCCCCGTCGGTAAAGCACGCCATGAACGGAGCCATTTTTGCGTGCTTCCGTTGTCGTCATACACTTCTAAATCAAATGCATACAAAGCGCCTGTTTCGTAATCCCCAACAATAATTTCGCCATTAAAATTCACTTGGCAATTGCTGCGGTGTCGTACAAATTGCCCATCTGAAAACCCTGCGCGCTCATGCCATGCGTTTGTGGATACGTCATAAACCCAAGTTGCATCTGCCGTTGGGAAGCTCAAAACATAGAAAGCGTGCCCGTCTTGCTGGTACGTGTATGCTACGGCATCGGAAATGGTGCCGTATTGCTGGATCTGCCATTCAACTGCGTGCGTTGAAACTCGTTGTCCTGTGTACCCATTTGCACGATAAACGATGCCATTGCCACGAGCATCAGCCCCTAGCCAAAATAATGCGTTGTCTAGCTTTGCCACAGAGAATGTGGCGGCACATCCTATTTCGTTGTAAGCACCTTGAATCCGAGTAAGCGGGAAGTCAGACAAACCTGCGTCATACCAGACTTCAACAGAGTTTGTACCGAATAACCACACCTCACGGTGATCAACGATTGATGACACAAGATTGTCTGGTGATCCTTCAGCACTGGCAAAGTCCAACGGATCAATCTGGGTGCCCTCAAGCAATGAGGTGACCCATACTTTCTGACTGTTGGGCTCAATAAATACGAAATATCCGTCCAAATAGCTGACGGTCATTGCCCCAGGAAAATCTGGATCTGTAATCTGTTGAAACACCGATGTTTGTGAGTTGTAAATGTAACTTGGCCCATTACAGGCTACAAACAACTGCGTTCCATTGTCGGCCATGCTGACAGGGCCAACCCCACTTACCGTACCTAGAAGCGTCGCTGAATAGTCTGTATTCATCAAATACAATGATGCCCCAGACACAACGTACGCCTTGCCTCCAAAAGACCACATTCCACGAATTGGGCCATTACCAATGGTCGCCAATAAACGCAATCCTGGCGCTCTTTGCAAAAACGCAGGTTCTTTGCCACCCTCAGGCACGATCTCAGGAAACAAATTGACCATGCGGTTATCCGCAGCATTGACACTGCGGGCCACATAGCTAGAGCCGAGGATGGGAGTTTTCATTAATAATTGCCAGCGTACACGTTAAACCGCTGCCTTGTGGCTATCAGAGAATACGGAAGACTCATAATGTCATCAGGATTGTTGATCCGTTTGAGATTGCGTTTGCTGACAATTGCAATTCGACGCACGTCAGGAGATGGAGTAACCCCAAACTCTGGCCCAAGCTCCAGCGCCAAGTTGTAACGGAACGCGCGCAGATAGCCTGGAGGGAAGGCAAGCGTATCAGCCAATGTAACAGGCTGAGAGATTTCTTGCGCTGAGATGAAATGCCACTCCAGTGCCCGAGTGGGTTTTGGGTAAATCGTCATAGTGATGTCAGGGTAAGTCATGTTTACCCAGATCACCTGCGGATAGGTGGAAGTAACGGTTTTTACCGCGATTCCATTATATTGCTGTTGATTGATGAACTTAATACCGAATGACACATTTGTTGACGGGTCGCGGTAATAAGTAGAATCCTCAAGCAAAATTGGACGATTGCCGACAAAATTCCCACTCGGGCCTAGCGTGCGTTGAATAGTATCAGTTGGCCATGTAAATGTTTGATCTTGCGTGTTGTAAATCATCAACTTCTCAATGTTCCACGATTGAATCATTTGATTCATCGCATCTAAAGCATCTTGAGAAGTTGCAGACGAAGGCGTCTCGCCTTCTGCCAACATGCCAAGCAACCTTAAAGACCCATTGATGATGTCGCCAGCCGTTGTCATGATTACCTCTTATTGCGAGACTTTCGGAGGTCTGCCGCGTCGTTTTGATTGTAAGAAATTTACATGTTCAACGACAGCATCAGAATTTACTTCTGATGATTCATTAATAGTATAGCGCACCCACCCATTTTCTTCATCTGCTTGGGCTTCAAGTTCAAGCGTTGCAACTTTTGTTCCATGAACTGGGTGTTTCATGTAAATAATCATTTAGTGCCAACACCCATAAGATTATGAAACATCATACGTTTAGTATGAACTTCTGAAAATTGTGACATTGCTTGTTTCAGCGTATCCGAAACGAACCCACAATGATGTGCCATATAAGGGTTGTCTTCGA